GAGGCTCCCAGTGCAACCGTTGAAACAACATCAAGACCTGTTGAGCCAACTGTCGCTGGAGCAGTTGGAAGAAGCGCTGAACTGCCTTTACCGGGACCAGAACCCACTAGACCAGAAGTTGCAGGAGTTGCAAGTGAGGGATTGGGGACTGCTCCACGAACTGCTGTTGATGTTGCTGAAAGAGAAGGACGGGTCGAGCCTCCATTAGGCGATATCAGCACTGTAACTACCACACAAGAACAGCCATCAATTAGTTCACTGCCCCCGCGCCGTCGTGGTGTAGTGCCGCCGTCTCCTGTCATGGCACGACAGGATGTTGAGCAAGCCGCGTCTGAGTCAATTCAAGGCTGGACCAACGCACCGGAAGTTGTTGTTCTTGATAACGAGAACGACACACGCATTCCTAAAGGTGTGAAGGTAAACCCTGACGACAAAGGTTTTTACCATGAAGGTAAGACCTACGTTATTGCCAGCCGCGCCACTGACAAAGCCGATGTTCACGCCACCGTTCTGCATGAAAGTTTTGGGCATTTCGGGTTGCGGCAGAAGTTCCGTACCCGACTCAACGACATCCTGAACGACATCTACGACACCAACCCAGCTACTCGCGCTGCGGCGGATGCGATCAAAACCCCCGGCATGAGCAATGCACAGGCAGTGGAAGAAGTTCTTGCTTCCAAGGCTGAAGCCGGTCCAATTAAAGAAGCCGGTATTCGTGCTGCGTTTAACCGTGTGGCTGCGTTTATTCGCCGCGCTGCTAGAGCGATGGGCATCAAGTTTGCCTACTCTAACAATGACGTTGCACAGGTCATGCGACTGGCGCAGGAGAAAGTTACGACCGGCAAACGTGAAGTTGTCGGTCTCAAATCTGTCGCTGCTGCAAAAAGAAAAGAACGTAATTTACTTAACTCTTCGGCTCAGAAACTTCAAGACCTTAAAATAATGTCGCCTGAGCTTGCGGAAACAGCTTTGGCATTTGCAGAAGGGCTTAGCGACAAGTTACGTCCCGCCTATTTGCAACTCCGCACCATGCGGGAATTGGAAGACATCTTTGGCAAAATCGTTCCTGCTATTAGGGGGCTTACCCGAGTCGCCACTGAACGTGCTGTGAAATTGCGCGAAATGCGCGGTGATATTAATAACAATGTTACTAAATGGAATGACGTACTGTCAGATAAAAAATATAAAGGCGTAATTCAAAAGTTTTACAGAATTGCGCTTGAGTCTACTGAAACGCAGACCGATTTCCGTAGGACTATTAAACTCAAGAACGGCACGGTTGTTCCTAACAAGGATTACAATTCTTTAGACAAACTTACCGCAGAGTTTGAGAGTCTTCCGCAGCCTCTTAAAGATGTTTACTTCGATATGCTTGACGCTTACCGGCAGATGTCTGATCGGTACATTGAGCTTATTACGAAGAACCTGCCCCCCACGGCAGCTAATTTGATTCGTAAAGAAATTGAATCCCGCAGAATTAAAATTTATTTGCCGCTATATCGTGACGGCGATTATTGGATTCGCTATCAAGATAGAAATGGTGAAACTGTTGTTGAGTCTTTTACAAGCAGAAAAGCGCGGCTGTTCGCTATCCGTGACTTAGTAAAAGCGGGTATTAACCGAAGTAGTATTCAACAGTATTCCAAGATTGAAGACGCCTTTGAAGCGCCGGGTATGGGCAGCTTTGGGTTCTTCGGTAAGGTAAACGAAGAGATAGATAAGTATTACAAAGATCAGTTCGGTCCTAGAGCGCAAATCCCTGCCGAACTGAAGCAGACTTTGTATAAGTTGTTTTTGGACACTATTCCTGCTTCGTCCGTACGGCAGCAGTTCCGTAAGCGTGAGGGTTATAAAGGCGCTAAGAAAGACCTTCTTAACGTCTATGCCATCGTCGCTTCTCGCATGGCGAACCAACTGACTAACCTTGAATATGCGCCGCAAATTGACGAAGCCACGAAGTTAGTCGAGGAAGACGTAGCCAAAGACGGCTCAATGACGGCGTTGCAACTTGGCAACGAATTAAAAGTACGGCTTAACTTTTTGCGTGATCCGTCTAATAGCAGTTTGGTTAACCGTTTTGTGTTCATGAGCTACGCAGATTTTATCTTGGGCAATATGTCCTCTGCCGTAGCCAACACTACTAACTTGCCGATGATTGTTTATCCGATGCTTGGCGGCGAGTACGGCTACGGTAAAGCCAAGACTGCAATGGAAGATGCAATTGCCATGTACTTCCAAGGCGGTTGGGACGACGATGGTAAAGCAGGAAAACCGAGGAAATTTCCAGAGGCCGACCGTACTGCGTTTGACCCGGCTTCTATTCCGCCCAATTCTCCGTTGGGACGATTGTTTGAAGAGGCTGTTAAGCAGGGTGCTATCAAGCACTCGGTTGGCTACGACATTATGGAGGCTCGTGACCGGGGAGCCACGCTCAGCGATTACTCTGGAATGCTTAACTACACTAAGCAGTTCTTGGGCTGGACGTTCCAAAACACAGAGCGTTTTAACCGCGAAGTGACTCTTATCGCGGCGTTCCGATTGGAGATGGAGAAGAAAAGAGCGCAGGGTCTTACGGGACGGGCTGTTGAAAAAGAAGCCATTAACAAAGCTATTCGCCTTGCAGATGAAGCCAACGGTGAAACGCTAACTGAGCTTAGCCCGCGCATATTCCAGACTGGGGTATTAAAGGTTGCCCTCACGTTTAAACGCTTTGCTAGGGCCATGTATGCACTTCAGGTGCGACTGCTACGCGATGCTCTTGAGGGGTCAAAAACTGATACGACGGGGATGAGTCCACAAGAGAAAGCCGAGGCAGAGGCTGCTGACCGTGAGTTTAGAAAGGTTGCTATTAAGCAATGGGTGGGTACTGTTGGCGGTGCGTTTACGTTTGCGGGTATTCAGGGATTGCCGTTTTATGGTTTAGCCACTGGGTTGTCTGCGATGGCAAGTGCTGTATCGGCTGCGATGTTTGGTGAAGCAGATGATGAAATCACTGACGCAGAAGAAGACCTGAAGCAAGACGTTGGACTTGGGGCATTTAGGGGTCCGGTCAACCAGATTTTTGGTATCGACATGGCGGCTCGTACTGGCTTTAACGGTATGTTTTGGCGCGATGACCCACGCCGTTTAGATGAAATTGGATTGGAACTGTTTGCGATTGAACAGTTTTTAGGCCCTGCGTACGCCTCTATTCGTTCTCGTACCGAAGCAGTAAAAGAATGGTATGAAGATGGGTATTCTGATCGCGTGCTTGAAAAGCTGTTGCCGATTGCTGCTAGAAACTTTGCTAAAGCGTGGCGTTACTACAGTGATGGTGTATTGACTAGAGACGGCAAACAAATCACTGAAGACCTTGATGCCTACGAAATTTTCATGCAAGCGTTTGGATTTACGCCGACGCAGGTATCGGAAGCAACGGCTCGTGCTGGCGCTAGAAAAGAAATTGTTGATAGCGTTATTGAACGCCGACAGGCGTTGTTTAAGGATGCTTATTCTGCATGGTCACAAGGCGACCAAGAAGGCTACGAAGAAGCTTTGCAAGATATTAGTAAGTGGAACAAAACTAAAACTGCCGCTGAATTTGACGCTAAAATTAATTGGGACGAACTTGAACAGTCGTTCCGTCAGCGCAGTAAGGCTGCTGAAGAAGCCGTTGATGGTATTTCAATACCAAAACGATACCGTGAAGGTGCTATCAATCGGGTAAAAGAGTAATTAACCAACTCTCCAAACCCTAACGCCAAGGTGTCCTTCCTTGGACGAGGCATAAGCCTTCACTCGTACTTGAGCGGCCTTGGCTCGGCAGTCTATCACGTACAGCATTTCCGCAATCTTGAGGGTAGGGATGAAGAAACTGTCCCCCACCGCCATACCCTCAAACGGAAAAATCCATTCAGGTTCAAGTACTTTGATTGTCATCTAACATCTCTTTGGGGATGTCGTACTGGAATGAATAGACATGAATCGGAGGCGAGTTCATACCGGCCTTCCACCCTGTCGAGAGCCGCATCTTCTTGGACTCCAACTTAACAGTGGACTTCTCTAGTGCTTTTTCAAACTCAGCGGAGCCTACGCTCTTCTCGGATAAAAACTTCTTAAATTTGCTCTTCGACACGTATTGAGTGCCGCTACCGATCTCGACACGGGCTACAAGTTCACCAAACGGCTCGTTCACGACCCGACCCTCATCGAAAATCAACGTGCCACGCCGCCACTGATCGTTCAAGAACTCGGTGATAAGTCCTTCGTAATCCGTAATCTGATGCTTCTGGGTGCTGTCCCTCACTTTGATGGTCTCCAGTATTACCTTGTCGTAGATACGCTCTATATCGAGGTCGATGATCCCGGCTTCAATGGCAATCTCGGCTCCTGCAAACGTCGCGCTAAACGCAGTTTCATAAAACCGGAAGGCAGCGTTGCTACCTAACTTGCTTGCGACAAGCCGCTTGCTCCACTTGGCGATACGAGCCTTGATCTCTTCCTCGCCTAACGTCAAAAGGTAATCTACATACGCAGCGCCCGCGTGACCGTAGTTGTCATGCAAAGGATTAAATATGCTACGCCCGACTTCGATGGTCAGGTACGAGGGCTGAACCAACACGTACTCCAAGAGACGCATGATCTCGCCGCTTGCGTTGGCCTTCTTCGACAGGATCAAATCGTAAAGCGATATGTTCGATGACATGAGGCAGAGCATCGACGCGATCTCTTGTTGCTCGCGCTCGGCGTTAACCGAACTCTGCATACGCATCTTGCCCTTACCTTGCGAAATCAAGTGAACAAGTTTCGATATCTGCTCGGGCGGTTTGTCATGCACCTCGTCCATACCCATCATAATGTTCTTGAGGGACATAGCACGGCTGTTAAAAGCGTTGTCTGTAGATTCGTAAACGCTGAGCGGCTTGGGCGATCCCCATACGGAAAGTGCGGCAAGGAGCGATCCAGACTTGGCTGCGCCAGATAAGCCTGTGAAGCAGAACGACATACCGTTCGTAGACGTAAACCGCATCAACGGAGAGCCAAACGAGATGAACACGCCGAACGCTTGCATCTCCAACTCTGGCTGATTCAGTTTATTGATGCAGTCTTTCCATACTTGGAAGTCACCCTTCGGCTTCATAAGCCGCGCCACATCACGTATTAGGGGACTGGATGCCGCCCTGCGTTGCTTACCGTTACCGTAAAACTCTGTCTCGCCAACAATGAAAGACTTTGAGTTTTGCGACCAACCCATCTGACGGCAGACGTTCTCTGCTCTGTCGCGGCTTTGTAGATAGTGTGCCCATTTCATAGTGTACTCCACGATTTTCGGCCATAGTTTCTGGTTAGGCGGCGCGACTCCTGCCTTACCTAGAATGACTTTCATGCTTTCAACAGATTGTGCTTCGCCCATAGAAATGTACTTCTCCCGAACTTCATGAGGCAGAACGACCCGAAGTAGGAATAACTCACCTTCCTCTTCACCGTACATACGCTGTACCGGGAAAAATTCATTAGTCGATATCAGCACCGGTTCAGGTTGGATATTTACTCCGTCTTCGTCGGTTTCTGTGGGGGGTAGGTAATAGATTCCTCCGGTTCGCCCTCGTACATAGGGTAAGACCGCTTTAGGAAATACTGGAATTTCTTGGGGATTCTCCGCGACCCGAACTGTGTCCTCTTGACTAACCGTCTCGACTGACGGGGCGGCAACAAACTTTCGGCCAAGGGCAAGTGGGTTGGTGATTCGTCCCTTATGGGGACATCCGTTGCATCCACCGGGGTTGCGCTGCTCGAAAATGCTGCAACTATGCGGTTTACCAACTGTTTCATTTGCCTTCCTTAAAGTAGCGTCGGGGCTGTATCCGGGGTAATCCTCGGACATCAGGTGAATTGCAGTTTCCCAATCGGTGCAGTGACGGGCGATAGACAGAGCAGAATGCCACACTGGTTCTGCCAGTGTCTTAGAGTTAATCAGTGCGTTTTTAATCTGATTGCAGCCGTCTCCATTGAGACTTAATTCCGCGATGTCTTGGAACGTAGTCTCAAAGTTGTCGAGTTTGGCAATCTGCCGAGTGTCGTCATCCAATCCTTTCGGGATAAGATCAAGAATTGACCCGGCTGGAGTATCAACTTCACCTAAATAATCTTTAAAGGCAGCAAAGTCGTACTGGTTGAACTCGTCGGTCAGCAGACTCGTTGGATTCGGAGGATCAGTTTTGAAGTTCAGCGTCTCTGGGCAACGCATGATTCGGGTGATATCAGCCGTCACCACAGGATCAATCTTCATGTGATCCAAGCAGAGTTGCTTGAACTTCTCGGCGTACGGCTTCCACTCCGCAATCGGAACGTCTTCTTCAAACGGCCAATAGGCATGGACACCGTTGCCAGAATCGACAACGATTGGAGGAGGCAGTTCAGTGACTTTTAGAAAATGATCTAAGTCTTCGATTGCCTCGACTTTGCTTTTATAGCACCCGGCTTTGTCTGGCTTTACGTCCAGATCAACGAAGAACGAACGACAGTAAATAACGTAATCGCTCATGCGGCTATGACCGCTGAAGCTACTCAGAGCAATGAATACGTTTTTACCCGCTACGTTTATCTCTTCTACTAAAGTCTCAACTTCATCAAGGCTACTGGCAAACCGATTGACTACCTTTTTGTCCTTGGAAATCTCGGTAACACAGTAGACGCCCTGCGAAGGTAGTACTTTCTCATAAAATTGTTTTCGCATGGACACCAACCCACTTAGATAAAAAAGGCGGGGCGACAGCCACCCCGCCAACCTTCTCATGGAAACTTAAATCTTTTTGCCGATCATTCCCTCTATGTAAGTTTTTGCGTGTTTGAGGCTTTTGACAGGCAGCACCCCGTCTCTCATGTCCTGCTCAACAAGGTGCATGAAGGCTTCAACGACCTTGCGTTTCGGCTCAAGCATGACCTGTCCACGGAACCATAAGTGAACCGTGTTACGCGAGACTTCAAGCGCGGGGGCTACGTAGGCTATAGGGAGATTTGCCTCAACACATAGGCGACCAAGCCGTACTCCTAACAGAGTAGAGTCGCCACTCTGCAATTTCAGTAACAACTTGTCGCCGTATGTGCGAGCCATGAATCAACCCTTCTTCGACCACTTCTTGATGACATCGGAAACGTCAGCCGCAGGAGCAGCGTTCTCCGTCTTCTTAGACTCTCTAACCACAGGCTCAGCCATCGCCGCCGGTCCAGTTGTAATCGGACCTTCCGGTGCTTCACCTTCGTCCTGCTGATACACGGTCAACTTGACAGCACTCTCCGCTGCCTTCGTTTCCTTCTGGCGCTGAACAGTTTCAGCGTCGCCCTCTGGCACAACCGCTGCCGGGGAGAACAGGAGTTTCGGTACAGGCGACTTCGTGTCGAACTGCATCTTCGTAACCACCCGACCCGCTGAGATGTTGTTATTGGCAAGCATCTGAATGTACGGACGGAACGGCCACTTACCCGCCTCTTCCTTACCAAAGCAAGACGTAGCCGGGAGAACCAACTGCATCACATCGCCACCGGGGTCTTGCGGCAGAACCACCGCAGTACGCCACGACAGACGGCAAGCAGTGCCGCTACCGCCTTGACCGGAACCCTTCACCGACCACTGGCACGAATCGCAAGTAGACGCTTGCGGGTTCTTTACCTCGGGGTCAGGGGTCTTGGAGTCAGACGACCAACAGACAGGAGCGATCTTCTCGCCTTCCTTGTAAGCACCCGTGTAGTAGGTGCGACTCGGATTGTGAGCCATCTTCACAAAGATCACGTTCATGTGCCGATCTTCGATGGAACCAATCTCCTTGCCACCGGCCATCTTACGGAACACGCCGCCCTTGATGGAGATACGCTTGGATAGGCCACCACCGCCACCGGCAACGGCGCGTGTATCGTCATCGACGCCGCCTTGGATAGCAGCAAGTTCGCTCTTCAAATTTGCAATGATATCGTTACTCATGTTTTTACCTACTGGCTTTACGTACTGAAACACCATACTCACGCATCACATTTACACCCGGCGGCAGACCATCCATAGCGGTCTCCGCAAGGAACTGTTTGAAGTTGCTCTGATGGATGCGTCTCTCAAGCAACTGAACGGCTTCAGCATCTAAAACAAACTTATAAAAGTTATCCCAGTCTTGGCAGAAGAAGCGTTCATTTAGCTTCCGCATGACTGTGCCGTGCTTGGTCTTGATGCTATCGGCATTGACTGCGTTACACATCTCAAGCATCACGGCTTCCAACTTCGACATATCTTCTTTCAACTTCGCGTCGGCTACTTCGTATTCCCGCAATAGCCGGTCACGTTCGGTGCGTATCAAAAGATACGCTTCAACTAATTCGTCTGTATTTCCCACTGTCATATCTCCTCTAACTCCTGTTTGTACAGGTCTACTAACTTTTGATGACTATCTACTTTACCTTGCAGCATCTCGTACATCTTTCGTTCGACTTCCGAGCCACGCAAATGCACCACTAACATCTTGTTGACTTGACCATATCTTTCGATACGGGCTACGCACTGTAGATACGTTTCAACTGACATTACCGGAGACCAAAAAACTACCGTATCAGCAGCCGTCAAAGTAATCCCATGCGCTGCCGATTGCGGTTGAATAATCAACACTCTTGGATCGTTCGCAGTCTGAAAGCGGTTGATAATCTCTGATCGCTCTCTTGCCGAAACTGACCCCATGATCACTTCATTCGACACGCCCTCGTTACGCAAGTAATCGCCTACGATTTGGATTGAATGAAGGAACGGAACGAATACTACAACCTTGTTTGTAGTTTCTTCAAGCACTTCTTTGAGCGCATGAAGTCGAGGCGAGATGTCGAACTGCACGATGTCGTGCTTGTCCGTGTACACCGCACCCGCTGATATCTGTAATAGTTTATTTAGAGACGCCGCTGCGTTGACGGCGGAGATTTGCTCTCCCGCTGCTTCTATGAGTAATTGCTTTTTTAACTCAAGGTAGTACTTCTGAACTTGTGGAGTCAGTGGTACATCACGTGTCTGGTAAACAACATCAGGCAGATCAAGACACTCTTTCTTTGTATACCGCACCGCCGGTTGCAATGCCCGATACACTTCATCGGTTGCAACATTCTTCGGAACCCACTTGAACTTACTCACCTGTACCATGACGCGATCACGCCATGCGGTTGAGAACTTGGGCACACGACCGGGGCTAACTAACTTAGCCAAACCAAACGCATCAACCGGCGATTGCGCTGCCGGTGTGCCGGTCATCATCCACAACCACGTGGTCGGTTCAACTAGTTTGGCAAGGGTCTTCCACCGCCGAGTCGTTGAACTCTTATAAGCGTTGGCCTCGTCCACGATAATTAGATCAAACTTGGCTTGCATCAGTTCAGGTAAGATTACCGTCGTGCCATCGTAGTTAATGATCGTAAAATCAAAGTTCTCTTCTAATATCTTCTTACGCTTCGATGATGATCCGTGTGCGACGCCACACGTTCGATGAATGGCTGTCTTCATGATGTCGGCTTGCCATGCGGAATACATGATCGACAGGGGGCAGATCACCAGAACTTTCTTGATGATGCCCCGTTTCATTAGGTAGTCAGCAGCCCATACTGCCGCACTTGTCTTGCCTGTACCCGCTTCGTTAAAGCAGAAGGCTCGTTGCCTAATAGACAAGAACTGCGCTGTGTCGCGCTGATGGTCAAAGGGTTTGTAGAACCCCGGCCAATCGTAGTCCCGCTCCATCGGAGAAGGAATCTTTGGCACGTTCTGACTAGGCAGGAAATGATCTAAGTATTCAGCGAGGACTTTCATCTCGCTGTGATCCCAACAAATCAGTACGTCTTTACTGTGTTTGTTGTCCCGAATAATTTCGGTTCGTTCTAATCGCGCCGTAATTTCGGCGGCGAAACTGTTCGACACGGTAAGTTTTACCGCTGCGTTCTCAACTAATTCCATACTGTACCTACTGAATTAAAGAGCCCGTATCGTGGGCCAGACGGTTAGCGCCTAGGCAAGGAGTGGGCGGTAGCGGCCCAACCTATCGCTAACAGACGCAGTTATTGTGGGGGAGAAGTGGGTGGTAGAAACTCCCCGACAGCACACTTGCGTCTTGTGCATTATTTCATAGCACCGCTTGAAGTTCTACGGAAGGAACGATTTTTTGAGGGTGATTGCAATCGTGTTCCCGTTGCGTTGCTGCCACCTTTTGACAGTGCCTTTACGTGGGCAATGTCTTTACCTTTTCGGCTAATACCTTTTTTATCGTAACTACGACGCGCACGCTGCCGCTCCATGCGGTTCTCGTGTTCATCACGCTCAACCTGTTGCTTGTATTCTTTTTTGTAAGGCCGTGCCTTGTTTACGTATGGCATCTCATCGCTCCTTATAAAATTTGCACGTGGTGACGGGACACCATCCACACAACCCACCGGGCTTTGCCATCCACATACTGTTTGTGAAGGCCATCTCCAGTTGGTCTAAATGCGGCAAGAAGGTTTCCCATAACTTACCTGTCTGGTCCCGTGTGTACTCTTCATTAACGAAACTATTATGCATCACAAATAGCAGGCCAGCCTTGATCCGCTCAACCTGTGGGAAGTGAGCGTAAGTCATCAACGCCATCAACTTTAATTGCTTCGGATCAGGATAGCGGTTGCTGCCGGTTTTGTAGTCAATGATGTAAGCATCGGCTCCATCTACTACCAATAAGTCAACGATACCCCGCACCCACCTAGTATCGGAATTAAACGCGCAAGGCTCCCGATCCCGTGTGAGCGCCATCTCATATTCGCAATATCTATCACCATCAATCTCTAGCAACGCATCGAGAGGTGGCTGAAATCGCTTATAGTTTTTAACTAGTGGCACAGCCTTACAAACATAATCCTCCAACGCCTTGTGTACTTCTGACCCGTACAACATCTGTTCGGATGCTTTCTTGGTAAAGTCCTGCGCTACCTTGGTGTGGTAGTACTGCTTCGGGCAGTTGATAAAGTCCTTAAGACTACTGAATGACCACTGAATCATTAACAATCCCCGTACGACTCGCCGTACTTGGCCTCGCAAGACACAGGCAAACCCTCTGCCCAACTTGGAGGAGTAGACATGACTTGTACTATAAAGGCAACCGCTTCCTCGACCTCTTCTTTCCGAGCCACGATTACCGCTGCGTCATGCACGGTCAAGACAGGTCGATAGCGTTCTCGTATCTTGAGCATCTGCTCACCGACGATGATCCGAGCCAAGGCTTGCACGATGTTCTCTACCATCGCGCCTCCCCATATCGAAGTTACCCCTTTACGCGATTTGTAAATGTATTTCTTGTCGCTCAAACGTAGGTCGGGGTATCGTATAAACAATTCATTTGGGAGACGGATACCCGACGCGGTAGCCCATACACACTTGTGTTTGCCCATAGCATAAGACTTTAAATTGCTAGGCCACGACGAAAAGTGCTGGAGCGCACTATCGCAATCTCGCCATAAGTCCGTGATCATGTGGTTGGAATCACGGTAAATATCGACGATGCGCTTGCACTCTTCCTCGGGCAAGTCAGCACCCGGCGGCTGCGTCTTGAGTGTGTGCTGTAACTTTTTAGCCCCTGTGCCGTAGCCCAATCCCAAGATACAAGTCTTGCCGACGAACCGTTCAACGGGGTTCGCCTTGCTAATGGGCTTTTTATAAATCTTCGACGCAAAGATCGAATACACATCCTCGCCCTTGGCGAACTGTGCAGTGACATCATCCTGTCCCGCTAACCATGCAAGGACACGCGCCTCAATCTGAGAAGAGTCACAGTTGATAACGACATGACCAGCAGGGGCCGCGATAGAGTTCTTCAGCGTTTTCTTTTTCTTATCACGGCTCGGAAGGTTTTGAAAATTGACTGAATCCGTTCCTGCCCAACGGCCTGTGTGAGCGCCGTAATACTTGAGCGGGATAGGTATCCTGCCGCCATTCCTAGCACCAATACCGATAAAGCGTTCAATGCGTGACTCCTCAATAGTGGACTTCGTACCCAACCGGACTGAGCAGAGTTGCTGAATGAGCGGGTCTTCATGTTCTAAGAGTTCAATAAACCCCTCGTCATTTTTAGCAAGTGCATACGTTTCTTTACCGGTTGTTGGACTAATTTTCATTGGCACAGGAATGCTGAGTTCCTTCAGTATCGCTGCAAACTGCGGATTACTTGCCAACTTCGCCCGGACTTCTTCCTCGTTCCCAACTTGCAGAACGCCCATCAAACCACCAAGAAGTTCTTTCTTCTCAGCCTTGATCTCCTCAAGACGTTCAACAAGCATCGCGTCATTCACCGTCAATACCGGCTGCGTATACATACGCAGAGTCATGTCAATCAGGTCTAACTCTGACTGCGGGAAATGATCCGCGATAAAAAGGTTGAAAAGTTTGAAAGTAAGATCGACATCGTTAATGCAATAATCCCCGTAACGATTAAGATCAGCAGGAGAAAAATCCTGCCGACGCTTACCCAAGGCTTCGATAACTTCTGTTCCCTTTTGGCCCAAACCATACATTTTCACCAAGTTGGCTAGAGACCCGCTTACATCAACGCCGTGCTTAGCCCGTGCCATGCACAGGGTGTCAAAGTAGTAAGCAGGGGTAATTCCAAAAACAAACGATAAAATAGCCCCGTCAAACATCGCGTTATGGCAGAGCAGTGCTGACTCGTCCCAATTTACTTGATTAAGCCACGCCTTGATTTCATCCTTGGTCCCGCTAAACCACACGGTCTTGTCATCGTCGATCTTCATCGCCACGCCGATGACTTCAAACAACGGACTACGTATGTATTCTTCGGTTGTGGCCCGGCTCAGACTAAACTGTTGCGAGTAATAAGTTTCAAAGTCCAATGTCACGAAACTCATGGATCAACGCTCCACGTTTCCGTCTGCCGCTCAAGTCTCGGCCATTCAGATGTCGTGATAAAAGACTTATCCTGCACAAGGATGTGATTAGTCGGCTGTGCTGTAAATCTGCCGTTGTCTAACTTAATAAAGTAAAACTCTTTCGATTGCTCTGGCTCCAGACTGAACCCGTCGAGCATAGGTACGGCGGTAAACATATACCGCCCAGTTAGTTCTACTTTGGAGCGCAACTTAACGCGCAGAGGAACGGCTTCAAGAAACGGGTACTCCACCATGCTGAAGTGGTATCCGTAACAGTCCCATGTTTGTGCGTCAGAAGGAGCCCAAGGCGTTTCCAAAGTTTTATGTGCTAGTCGATGCAGCGGCACATTGCGGTATACCGCTCCGCATTCAAGCATCACATGGCATCCCCACGTGCGACCGGGATGGCTGACTAAACCAAACCACGACACGCGCAGCCAATCGCCGTTACCGAAAGTGTGCGGCTGAACGTAGCAATACGTATGTCGGGGCAACGGCCCCGCGCCTGAGTAAATCATCGTCTCTTACCACCCCTTTTTAACTTCGCGTTTTCATCGCGTAGTCGTTTGATCTCGTGGTAACACTCCCACAAGACGCTGCCCACTGTCAAGAATTTGAATTCAGTCGTTGTCGATGCGTTGTTGATTTCATCTGGCAATGCCCGAATCAAATCTAAAATATCATCTTCAGTCTCCATCTACCACCTCACCCTTTTTATTTTTGGGTAGCCGCAAGTTTCTTTGGTGTGGGTAAATAAATTTATTACCATAGATATCTTCTCCCTTGTGATACCTACGTCCCACTCCGTGCGGCTTCTTCGGATCTTCTTTAGACCTTTCTTCCCCAAATGCTTTTGCTGTGTTCTGTTCTGCTGCAATCTGTTCTTCAGTGAATAATTGCTCGGGGCCAATTAGTTTGTAGTTGTCTATGAATAGTCTTGGATAAGGCAGTACGGCAGAAAGTACATCGCCTTTCTTGACTTCGATCAACGAGTTAGCGCGTGTCACCCTAATGTTGAATGTAAAGTCTCGACGTAAGTTATCAGTTTCGATAACTCCGACCATGTTCTGAAGCCCATCAATGCCCATGTTCGGTGGCTGCATTGTCATCAGACTGACGTTAGGCGGGGTGCGTAAAGAGAAAGCAGTCTGAACCGTGAACGTCCCCATTCCAAAGTGTGCTTTGACAGACTGAAGATTAGAATTTTCTCTATAAAATTCGTCATCGTGAATTGCGATCTTAACGTCATCAGGATTTTTGCCGCCCGTCCACCAAACAGAGAAGTCATACAAGGACTTGACTCCGAATCCATGTTGATTGCCGATAACTAAAGGAAGGCAGCGGTAGGCGTGTTCGATAAACCAATCCCGAGTCACCATTCCGTTAAAATTAAAGAAAACTTCATCGTGACGGTTTCTAAACCGATTGTCGTAAGGAATTGCAACAATCGTACTTTCTGGTACGACGATCACATCGCACCTCCAAACCTGTCGTGTTTGGTTTCATCAAAGGTTAAGAAACTTGCAATCGTATGTCTCATACCTTTCGTCACCGGACGTACCCCGTGCAAATAATGAAGAGTGCCGGGGAACATAATCAGCGACCGAGCCTGTGGCTGAAGTTCAATGCCCAGATTAGGGAAGTGAATCTTTCCACCCTCGTAGTCTTCATTCAGATAAACCACAGCCGCAAAGTGCCGCCACGGATACGGGTGAGGACTCCCGCCGGGATTCTCTGCATCAGCATGGGGATGAAGTTCATACCCAACCGGCCATCGTGCAAAATTAATTAGGTCAGAGTAGAGCGGAGGTTGCGAGCCTAAGTGTTCTTCTAGTTTGGAACGTAGGTGTTTAGCCATTCTCGTACGCATCTGCGTAAACTTTTCTTGAATGACCGGACTACCCGACTGTTGAATAGTCATCGTACGACCAAGCCAAAAGTTGCCCTCAACTAACGCGCCAAACTTACTTTCATTGTTGGATAAAAACGTCAGCAAATCTTCGCATTCATTGTCGCTAATAAATTCTTTAACTACCAAGGGAAAACAAGGTAGCCCTACCCACGGATATGTCATGGTTTTTTAACCTTCCCACTCAAATACTCTAGTTCATTCCTCAAAGTAAGAAGCTCTAATGTAAGGACTGTAGCCTCGTTGGACAACCCCGCTCTCCGTATATTCTCTAAGGATCGCTCGACGAGCGTCTGCTGACTTTGACCATAACCCCAAGGGGCAGCTTTCATTTCGTCTTTCCACGCGCCGGGCGGGGATTGGTTGTCTACTGTTACGGTCTCTGCCTTCGGCTTTGATTCGTTCGTCATACTGTCTTATCCCTCGGTGAACAGCACCTGCCATGTGGTATTGAGGAATACCCCATAGCTCCACTAGGTCTTTGTATTTCACCCGCTCGTCGAGTTCCCGCGCCTTACGTTTGCGCTCTAACAGAAACTTGTACTGCTCGAATGTCAGAACCACATTGAACCTCGACAGCCTTGTGTAGACCTTACCCTCTTTCTTTTTGTCTCGTGCCATCTCGCACCATTAAAATTCTACCCATCCCGTGATGATGTATTTGTCACCCTTTAATGGGGGATTGCCGCGATGGGTATGCGTAAAGCCAGCAGGCCAAATCACCATGCGACCGGTCTTTGGCTGAACTCGTTTGCTTAAATACAGGAACTCAGTCTCTCCGCCTTCTTCAACGTCGTTCAGATAGAGAGTAAAAACAAGTACTCGGCTACGCTGCATTCTGGCGGTGTCTTCGGCGTGCCAAATGTGATACCCACCACCCGGCACAGTCTTTTGAATTTTAATTGTGTAAATCTTGTGCGGGTCTGACGTTTGCAGGATTGAATAC